ACCAGTTTGTAGTGGTGCCCAGTAAGTGGTGTTGGTTACTGAATTACCAGTGTTGTTGCCGTTGTACACAGAAACATAGATTGTTGATCCACCTAGTACTTTTGCACCTTGTGTATAAGTTGTACCGCTATTGTAAGCAGCCACATTATCAGCGCTGGTGTTAAAGTATCCAGTGATAAATTTCTTAACGTTGTAACCGCTGCGGCGTGTGTTACATAGCAACATGCCACGTGGATATAACAATGGGTTAGGAGCATCTAGATCTAGATAACTGCTCTGTGCCATTGCAATTGGGGTAACTTCTGTACCGCTTGCTGGATCAGTTGTACCAGTAATGTCCCAACGTGCATCAGCAAACAAGATACCGTTTGTTGTGATTTGGTCTGTGTTGTCAATTGCAACCCATGTGCTACCGTTCCAACGGCTTAGATTAGGCCAATGTTCAAGATCGCTTGTGTTTAACCACAAATCACCTCTTGCCAATGCAGTATTGTCAGTGTGAGTAGTTGGGGCAACTGCTGCTGCAATGACGCCTGATGGATCTAGTGTACCATAAGACAAGTTGTATCCACGAGCATCAGTTAGGCCAGTTTGATAACCAACCCATGCTGTACCGGTATTGATCATGACGTCAATAACTGTAGGATCGCTATAGTACCACAATGTGCCATTAGCAGGATCTGCAACTGGCTGAGTATCACTATAAGTGTAAGTCAATGGTGCAAAACCGCTTATGGTTGCAACTGCTGTTAGACCAGATCCAACCACATTAACGTTTGTTACGCTTGCTGTAAACCCTGCTGTTGCTGGTACGTTATAAACGCCACCAATTGGAGTCATTGTAATTGCTCCGCCAGCAGTGTGTGTTATTGTAATAGTACCATTGGCATTGACTTGTGCAGTTATGTTGGGTACATTTGCTGCTTGAATTGCAGTTACAAAATCTGTTGCACCAGTTCCGCCTAGGGTAATTTGTGCAGTAATATTAGTAGACGACCCGGGCTGGCTAACGCTGATGTTGAACTGACTACCGTTAGTGAATGTTGGATTTGCAACACTACCAGTTGCACTTACTGCACCAGTCACAGTACGAACACGTGCGCGGTAGCCAGCATAGCCAAGCACTGCACTACCGGCAGGGTTTGGATCTTGACGCATAAAAATTGTGCCCATTGCAATGTTTGCACCGCCGCCGGTTGGGTCAAGATAGTATAATGCTGTAGATTCGTTTGGATAGCTGCTTACCGCTTGAGTGTTCCACAAACCAGTGGTTGCATTGTATTGTTTGAATACAAAGTTGGTACCACCGCCAGTGGCACCTTGTTTCAACCATACAGATCCGCCAGGTGCATTGATATCGTTAGAAACTGTGTTGGTCCATGGTGGAATATTGGTGAATGTACCATATCCAAATGCCTCAGTACCGCTGACATAAGTTTGTAATTGTGGTGCTACTGAAACTGCATAGTAGCCGTAACTGCCGCTGTGTCCAGGGATTGCACCAACAGTTGAGCTGACTGTTAAGCCAACAGCATTGATCAATGCAACGTTACTTGTGCTATTCCAGTTTGGATCAGTGTAGATGTTGATCTTGCCATCATTTGCAGAGATACCGCTTGAAGTACCATCGCTAAACAATGCCAACTTGTTGTTTACAACCTGTGCAGTTACACCGCTAATAGAAGCTGAGTTAATGGCTGCTGCCACGTTACTCATTGTGTAGCTGCCACCAACTGATACAGCAACGTTAGAACCGTTAATGTACATATAGCTGTTTGTAGGCAATGTTAGGCTAGTAGATACAACGCTACCAGTTACTGTGGGGTGGCTTGCACGCCATGCAGGAGTTCCAACTAACAACCACTGGTTGTAAGACGGGTTGACAGCCAATTGATTGGCCAGTGTAGGCAAGTATGGACTACATGCATCGCCTGCTTTGTAGTAAGTACGGTTATACCCGTCAACTACCACAACTGCATAGCTACCAACAGTACCAATACTAGTCAATGGAGTGTAGGCATAGCCAGATCCACCAGTAAACGAGCCTTGAGTGTTTGCAGTAGTTGTTTGGCTTGCAAGCTCAACAACGATAGGGTTCTTGGCAACAAAACTCTGTGTTGACTGACTCCATTCGTAGATGCCCCAAGTTGTATCCACTGTATCAAACCAATAAGTGCTGTCAGCAACAGATGCAGTGGGACGAACACTGGTGCCTTGAAGTTCATTCAAGTCAATATCGGCACGAACTGCATACAATTGATTGCCCAGCCCCAATGCACTATAAGATGCCATCAAACCATATTCGTTTGTTTCATCGCCGTGTAGTGGTGTGCCTGCTGAACTTTGTTGGAACACTGGATAACCCATTGCTGTGCTCAATTCGCGTTGGCTACCAAACACTTGCAACATGCCTGCGTTTGCTTTGCTTGTTCCGGTTGCTACTGCACCGTTGATTGTTTTGTCTTGTGCGGTTGCTAGTAGTACAAGTGGAACTGTTCCCACTGCATTGCTGATGTATTGACTTTCATCAGTTACTGTAATACTTAAACCTGGTGATACTAATGCCATAGTAAACTTCCTTTTGCTATTATGAATATTTATTAATAAGTGCTGTTTTTGGGTGTCTACGCTGCCCTTTGCAAAGGTTAGCTCAGATCGGCACTACTAAATACAGTATGGAAAGAAAGATATGCCCCACTTGCAACCAAAGACCAGTTGCAGTCAACTATGTCAAAGAAGATGTTACACACTATAGATCACAGTGCGATGTGTGTAGTCGTGAGGGCAAAAAGATCAACCGTACCCCGGCTTGGTACAAAAGTGGATATAGAAAAAAGCCGCAGTGTGAAAAATGCGGCTTCAAGTTCAGGTTCCCGGTGGAACAATCAGCGGTGTATTACCTTGACGGTAACTTAAAAAATAACAATCACTTCAATCTCAAGACTGTGTGCTTAAACTGTGTTCAAGAGGTTGCTCGTTCACGCTTGCCTTGGCGATCAAGTCCTCTTGTGCCAGATTTTTAAGTTGTTTGTATAGTGCATCAATAGTGCCATTGTTGTCTACAACTGCATCAAAGCAGGTTCCAGCCCAGCTATACTCACTAGCATGAATACCCTCAGTTTTTAACCATTCTTTAGCTTTAGTATCTCCGCGATTTGCCAGACTGGCAACGTCATACCAGTGTGGGGTTAGCCCTCGCTGAACCCAAATGATCTTTCCGCCCTGTGCTTGGATGGCTGCAATCTCGTTAGGGAATCTGCAATCACTGATAACAACGTTGTCCTGCGCTTTACGTAGGCGGTTTTCCAAGCTGGCAATCCACATGTCGTCGTGAAAGCCTTGGCGACAAACTTCTGTACCCCAGTACTGTAGAATCCAGCGTGGCGTCAAGTGTGGCATTGCCAGGCGTTCTGCCCACCAAACATCCACTTGTTCACGCCATTCACGGGCTTGTTTGGTACGCCCTTCCAGCATGGTTCTATCCCACCCAAACACTGCCGACACTGCATCTTTGAGTGTGTTGGCAAAACTTTCTCTACGGTATTCGTGAAAGTTAACCAAATAGTCTGCCGCTGTGTCTTTGCCTGCACCAATAAATCCGCAAATGCCTATGATCATAAAAAATGCTCCTATTACAGAGCATTTTAACGTAGTTGTAACACTGAAGTCAAGTTAGATGTCTATGATTTTTTGTATGTTTGGTGTTCTTGATGCCCGTGCTGGATAAACTGTTTTTAAAATGAACACCAATCGATCAGAGCTGACTCTTCTCAGTCCCAGACTGATTTCGCTGGTCCAATCATAAACCCAAAATTGTTGTCCCACTTCAACCCGTTCAAGTTTGTTGATGATCTTGGACAAGCGCTTAAGAGTGTAGTCAACACCTCTAGGATAAACGCCACGAGTTTTTGTACGATCAAGTGCATGATCGTCAACCCGCACTTCAATTGGGCCCAGGTGTAAAGTGCCCACTGTTGCTTCATTGATGATCTCGTTGGCTAGCATTAACCAGTTACCCAAGTTAGAGGTCTACCGTTGTCAATATAGTTCACAATCTCGTACTCTAAACGTGTCATTTCTTCATTGGCTTCTGCAATCATTGCAGCACCGTTTAAGCTCGTACCACCTTGTGGGCCAGCAATCTGTGCAAACTTGCTGTAGGCTTGTCCTAGTAGACGTTTGCTGAAGCTGTAGGCATACTCTTGGATCCAAGGGAAACTGTAGGTGTCGCTCAGTATCATGCTGTCGGGTTTGATGTTATCAATCCAGAGCAGTACAGATTCAAATGGGTTCTGAGTCCCGCCACCGCCACCAGTTGATCCACCGTAACCGTAAGGCATCTTGCGTACAATGGTCAGCTTCTTGGTTGTGGGGTTGAAGGTATAATTCAAGAAACCACCAAACATTTTCATACTGAGCTTTTGGTAGTCCACAAACAATTCATAGTTAGTAAGGCCGCCAACACGTCCTGCTTGTAACATGTAAGTGTTCATGAAACCTGACGCAAAAGGTTCAAATTGACTTGCTGTAGTGCCTGTAACCGAGCCAATACCACGTCTAAAGGCAGCTCTAACGTTCATAATCTCTTTAGGCAGTATGTATTCCTGTGTTTCAGGCAATAGATCCAAAAAGCAGTAGCTTTCTTCCACGCTGTTGGCAGCACGTTGACGATACTTGATCAGGGCCTGGGTAATGGCCATAGCATAGTGTTCTTGCTCTAGCTCAACATCAACTATGCCATCACCTAGACGCATACGAATATAGTCTGTTATCTCACTGCGTTTTTGATCACTTGTGGGAAGTGTGCTGGGGTCAAATTGAATTGGTCCCGGTCCAGTCCCGGTACTGGGATTGTAAAGTGTAGCAGATTTAACGCTACCAAAGACTGTTAAATTCCCGTCAATTTGGGGAGAGGTTGAAGCATTTGGGTCGCTGTATTCAGCCATAAAAAATCCTGTTATATGCTATTTATAACAGGATTGGGAGTTTAGGCTACTTTGAGTAACACAATGTCTGCGTTAATGCGCCCGTTCATCTTGGTTTCAGTTGCTTTGACATCGTCCAAGAACTTGCGTAGTTGCACTTTGCCTGCTCGGGCAAACTCTTTCAACTTTTCCTCGGGCTTCCTTAATGTCTTTGATACGCTCTTGTCGGTATCAAAGTTCACAATACTTGTTCCTTTGACGTTGAGTGTTTGATATGCGGCTGCTACATATCGACCCAGCTTTCTGGTTTTAACATTATATACCCACAATGCTTGAGCCCCAATAATGTCAGCAGGATTGATTGACACAATCTTAAGGCCAGCATTATCTTTCGCGTACTTGATTTTAGCAACCACTTTTTCCCGACTTGGAGCCTTTTTAACTCTTGCCTTCTTGAGGCTCTTTTTAACGCCGCGGTACTGTTCAACTGCGGCCAGGAGATCGTCGATCCAAGCAATAATACGCTTGAAGTCAGCTGCCTTAAGATGGCTATAGCCCTCTCGAACTTGTTCATCCTTTTTGGATATTGCAAGTTCAAGTTCAGCTTTTCGTGTTTTATAAACATCTTCGTATTTTCCTAACTGGCTTTGCACCACGTTGTTGGCAACAAGATAGTCA